GGATTGATGGTGGCACAACGCGCAGCGAGCAGTCTCCGTATTCAGATAGTGGTTGGAGGACAGGTCATAAAGTCGAAACACTCAACTCAGGCCGCTGGCCTGCCAACATCATCCACGACGGCAGCAATGAGGCGGCCCTGTCGCTGAAGTCCGGCGCCCGGTTCTTCTACACGGCCAAGACTGCAAAGGATGACAGAAACGATGGGTGTGACGCCTTTGACCAACGACCGGCTGGCGGAATGCAGGGACGAAACGACGGCAGCCTTGGAACCATTACACTTTCAAAGAATCATCACCCCACCGTCAAACCGACCAAGCTAATGGCCTACCTCTGCCGCCTAATAACTCAACCAGGCGGAACCATCCTCGACCCGTTTATGGGCTCTGGCTCAACCGGCAAGGCTGCAACCATCAACGGATTCCGGTTCATCGGCATCGAACGCGACCCTGAATACCACAAGATCTCCGAGGCCAGGATCTCCAACCAACACGAAGGGCGCTTATTTTGAACCTGACCGACCTCCAGCGCTCACTCCTGGACTACCGACGCAATCTCTACCGGCCGACACCGATGCAGACGGTGGTCGACTGGGCCGAGGCATCTCTCCGGCTGACCCAACGGCAGACCGAGCACCCCGGGCCCTTTTCAACCTCGGTACGACCGTATACCCGGGAGCCCATGGAATGTTGGAAAGACCCTACGGTCTACGAGGTCACCCTCTGCTGGGGAAGTCAGACCTCGAAAACGACTACCCTGATGGCCGGACTGGCCTGGCTAATCGCCAACGAGCCGAGCCCGGCCTTGTGGCTGATGCCTACCGAGAGCCTCGCCAGGTCATTCTCGAAGAGCCGCTGGCTGCCCATGCTCGAGGACAGCCCGGCCATGCTCGAATGCTACCCGGCCGAGGCCGACAAGATCACCAACCTCGAGCAGAACTTTACACGGTCGACCCTGACTTTCGTAGGAAGTAACAGCCCAGCCAACCTGGCCAGCCGCCCGGTTCGGGTGCTGATAGCCGACGAGGTCGACAAATTCGCCGAGGCGACAGCCCGGGAGGCCGACGCCCTCGACCTGGCCGAGCAGAGACTTAAGAGCTTCTCCAGCTCCAAGGCCTTTATGACCAGCACACCGACGGTGGTCGAAGGCCGTATCTGGCAGCGCTTCCTCCGAGGGGACCAGCGTCGCTACTACCTGCCGTGCCCCCACTGCCGGGAGTACATCAAGCTCGAATGGCGCCAGGTGACCTGGGACGACGCCAAGGCCGAGGACGGCAAGCACGACCTGGCCAAGATTCGAGCCTCGGCCCATTACGTCTGCCAGCTCTGCCAGGGCAAAATCACCGACTCTCACAAGGTGGCAGCCCTTCGACATGGCCAATGGCGACCAGAGAATCCAAACGCCATGCCTGGTGTGCGATCCTACCACCTCAGCAGCCTCTACAGCCCCGACCGCAAATGTACCTGGGGATATCTGGCGGTCTCATTCCTCGAGGCCAAGGCATCGATGGCCGGCCTCCAAGGCTTCATTAACGGCAACCTGGCCGAGCCCTGGGAGCAGCAGGACGTGCAGCAGGAGCGCACCGAGACCGCGGCCACCGTGACCGTCGATGGCGGCCGGCGCTACCTGACCGCCGACGTCCAGGCCGTGGCGCCGTTCTTGTGGTGGGTGTGTAGGGAATGGAAAGACGGCAACTCGACCCTGATTGCTGCCGGCCATGCCGACGACTTCGCAGCCCTCCGCCGGGTGCAGGTGGCCCTCGAGGTCCATGACATGGATGTCGGCATCGACAGCGGCTTCAACACGCAGACGGTTTACGACGCCTGTGCCTCCTATTCCTCGGTGACCTCCAACCCGATCAACTTTCCGTGCGGCCTCCGATACCCACCGGAAGGCGGCCTCCGCAAGCCGATGGTGATTGGCTGGATGCCGCTCAAAGGCCGGGAGACCGGCGCCCGGTTCACAGCAGCTACCGGGGCGGTGCACCCTTTCGGCCTGTCGACATCATCCTCGATGAGGACCGACGTGGTGCAGCCCCTACTGGTGTTCGACACCGAGCACCTCCGAGATATGCTCTCCAGGCTAAGGAAGGGCGACATCGACCGGGAATGGGGCGTCCATCAGGATCCGCCCAGCGTCCAGGCCGAAGGAGCCTACATTGCCGAGCCCGACCTATACTGGCGCCACCTGGACTCACACGTCCTACGACCCCAAGCCAATCGAGCCGGCCGCATCAAGCACGTCTGGGTTAAGAGAAATCAGAAATGGCCGGACCATCTTCACGACTGCGAAATCATGCAGCTCGCCATGGTCATGTTGTGGAATGATCTGGTTACGTCAAGTGAGTCAATACCCAGCTAACCTATTGAAGTCACCCTGGGATCGGTGAAGATCCGCCCGAGGTGTTCACTTTTACGGTAGCAATTAAGAGGGCCTATCTCCGCAGTGTCTATGCGACTCTGGGCGGTGTGACGCTCCTGGCTGCCTTGGCTGCTAAGTCCATCGCCGCGGCCACAGTGATCGAGTCCGGCCAGGTGGTCCGGTCGACATCATCCTCCGATGTCTCGGTAGAATTTGCCGAGCCCGGCAAAGGTGCCCCCACGCCATCCGAGATGGTCGAGATGTGGGAAAGCCTGGTCGACGATTACGACCTGGCCGTCTATTACCTCGAGCAGGACGGCAACCTTACGCCCACCGACGCCCAGATCTACACCAAGATGGTGACCGTGGTGCTCATTGCTGCGACATCCTACGGCGGCGACTTCTCCAACTTCCGCCGTGAGGCGAGCTATCGAGGCATGAGCTGATGGGATTCCTCGACACCATCCTGAGCAAGTTCCGGTCGGCGCCTGTCGACCGCTACGAGGGCGCGTCCAACTCGATCCGCCGGTCCTTCCTGGACACCAGCTACACCTCAGTGCGGTTCGATGTGACTGCCTCTACCCGGCAGCAGATCGTCCGAAAGTCCCGATTTTTCGAGCAGAACAACGCGGTGATGAATCGCCTCGGCGACCTGTTTGAGAACTACACCGTCGGCAGCAACTTCTCGGTGCAGCCGGCTTCCTCGAATCCCGACTGGAATCTCCGAGCTAAGAAATGGTGGGACACCTGGAGCCGCTACCCTGACATCGGATCCCGGCAGTCTTTCGGCACCCTGATGTCGCTGGCCGCCCGTGGTTGGTTCTACGATGGGGAATCCTTTATCCTCCTGACCAAGGGCGAGACCGGCCGGCCCCGCCTGCAGCTAATCGAGCCGCAGCAGGTCTCCACTCCCGCTGGCCAGGAGGGCCTCCCTGATGTGTTCGATGGCGTCCGTTTCGATCCCAAGACTGGTAGGGCCATCTCATTCTATTGCGGCCAGGAGCAGCAGCAGGGACAACTTACCGACATCCGGTCGATCTCATCCGACTCGGTGGTCCACATCTACGAGGCCCAACGTGCCGGCCAGCTCCGCGGCCTGCCTTTTGTTGCTTGTGTGATCAACGACCTGCACGACCTGGACGATCTCCAAAAGCTCGAGATGGAGTCCTGCAAGCTCGCCAGCTCGGTGGCCCAGGTGATCAAGACCAGCTCCGGTGAGGTGCAGGCAACCAGCCTCCGATCCGGTGTTGCTGGTTCCCAGGGAACCGCCCAGAACTACTACGAAAACATTTTCGGCGCCTCGGTCAAGGTGCTCAAGACTGGCGACGAGTTTGAGCAGTTCGCCGCTGACCGCCCCAACGTCAATATGCGCGAGTACTGGCGCAGCCTGACCGAGAAGGTGTGCGCCGGCGTCGGGATTCCTTACGTCCTGGTCTTTCCAGAGTCGATGCAGGGCACCGTCTACCGGGGCTCACTCGATATGTCTTCGGTGTGGTTCCGCAGCCGTCACCAGGTGATGGCCTCGGCCGCGCGACGTATCTGGGAATACGTCATGGAGTACGCCATCCGCACCGACCCGACACTCAGAGACAGCCCCGATGACTGGTACGAGGTGGCCATCCAGGCGCCCCGAGCCCCTAACGTCGACGTCGGCCGCAACTCTGCCGCACAGCTAAACGAGCTTGGTGCTGGCATTACCACCTACGACGAGATCTACGGCGCCCGAGGCATCGACTGGCGATCCGCCCTGGAGGCCAAGGCTCAACAGGCCCGGTACATCCAAGACCTGGCAGTCAAGTACGGCCTCGATGTCTCCCAGATCTCGACCGCTCAAAAGCAGCCGATAGCACCGGAGCCGGCCGCGGCAGCTCTCGAGCAGCCTCCTTCAGAAGAAATGCCCGAGCCGATCCCGGCCGAGCCCATCGAAGAGGTGGTTGCAGTGCTCGAGCCTAAGAAGCGGAAAACCAGAGCCAAGAAAACCGAATGACTAAAGTAACCAACTGGCTTTCCTACAG